GCAACGACCGGTGATATCCTCACCGCTGCCATGTATAACGGGCTCATTGCCTTTACAATCGATGCAGACGCAACAGCAGACTACACAGCAGTAACTGACGATCAGTACCAAGTCTTAGTGCCAATGAACAAGGCAACAGCAGTTGCGTTTAAGATACCTACCAATGCCTCAGTAGCCTTCCCAGTAGGTACAGCAATCACAGTCCTTAACAAGGGTGCTGGACTCTGCACAATCAGCGCAGTCACATCAGGCACAACCACAGTTCTTTCAGCCGGTGCAACAGCGGCTTCTCCTACTTTGGCTCAATATAAGACAGCAGTTTGCATCAAGACTGCTACAGATGTTTGGTACGTTGCCGGTGGCATTGCATAATGATTGGTGCTATTACAGCAGGATTATTTGGCGGCGGCGCAGTTTTATCTGTAACCGGCGGCACTCTTTTTACTTCCGGCGGTTTTAACTATCGAGTTTTTACAGCAAACGGAAATCTTGTAGTTTCTAACGGCATATTGACAGCAGACGTTTTAGTGGTAGCTGGCGGCGGCGGCGGTGGTTCTGCTTATGTATCCGGCGGCGGTGGCGCAGGTGGCGCTCGTGCGTTTGCAAGTCAAACATTTACAGCCGGAACTTATAGTTGCATTGTTGGCGGTGGTGGCACGGGTGGTCAAGGTTCACCTGCTCCTCTTGCTGGTTTAGCTGGAAGTGTAGGAGTTGCTTCTTCAATCAATTCTCTAGCGGCATCCGGCGGCGGCGGTGGTGCGTCTATTCAAACCACAACAATCGGACAAAGCTCAACTACGGGCGGTTCAGGCGGCGGTGGATCATATAATTTAGGATTTACTGCTGGAGCTGCTGGTAATTCAGGCGGCTATTCTCCAGTTGAAGGTTATGCAGGTGCTAATGGCGCTGCCGGTGCATCAGAACGAGGCGGCGGTGGCGGCGGTTCAAGTGCTGCTGGTAGTTCACAAAATGGTGGTAACGGTTCAAGTGTCTATAACAGTATTGATTTTTCTACTTGGTTGAGTGCAACCTCTACTGGAGTAGGTGGGAAAATTGCCGGTGGCGGTGGCGCAAGTGTATTTAATGGCGGTGTTAGAGGAACTGGCGGAACTGGCGGCGGTGGTACAGGTGGAGACATTACAGTTATCAATGCAACTAGCGGAACAGTAAATACTGGTTCAGGCGGCGGTGGCGCAGAACGTTTCGGAACTTACGTTGGTGGCAATGGTGGGTCTGGTCTCGTTATTGTGAGGTATGCCGCATGAGTCATTGGGCAGAATTAGATTCTGATAATAAAGTCATTCGCGTAACTGTTGGAGATAACAACGACCCAGCAGGTGACGAAGGCTATCAATGGCTTATTGACAATATTGGCGGCACTTGGGTAAAGACTTCATACAACGGAACTATTAGATATAACTATGCAGGAGTTGGTTATACATACGACCCAATAGATGATGCGTTTATTGCACCAATGCCTGAATGTGGTCATGACACTTTATTGTTAAACGCTCAAAAGCGATGGGAGTGTGCAGATTGTGAAGCCATTGCTCTGCAAAGCTGGACAACAGCTTAGACTCCAGATTGATGATACTTACCCAAGTAGAGATAAGACCTCAGACGGCTGGCTTGGCGACTACCGTCATTCAACACGTCCTTCTCAGCACAATCCTAATCAACAAGGTATCGTCACAGCCCTTGATGTTGACAGGGATTTATCTGGAAAGAAAAAGCCTGACCTCATGCCTGACCTTGCGGATCAGATTCGACTCTGCGCAAAGTCTGACAAGAGAATTAGTTACATCATATTCGCAGGAAAGATTGCTTCCCCTCGCATGGGGTGGCGCTGGCGTAAGTATTCTGGAATCAATCCGCATGACCATCATTGCCATATCTCTTTCACTAAGAAGGGCGATGCAGATGGCTCGTTCTTTAATATCCCAATGATAGGCGGCACACAATGAACATGAAGAACCCAGCAATACTTACAGCAGGTGCTTTCTTAGCAGCTTGGGGTGCGTCTAACTTTGCACTTGATTATCGCTCTGTTCTTTGGGCAGTCTTAGCTGGCGTATTCGGTTACGCAACTCCTAAGCGATGAACTCGGTTGACCTCGCAGCTTGGGCTGTAGGAGTAATCACAGTCCTTGGTGGCGTGGCAACTTACACACAGTTCATGATTAAGCATTACCTCACAGAACTTAAGCCCAATGGCGGTTCAAGTATTAAGGATCAAGTCAATCGTTTAGAAACGCGTGTCGATACAATAATCGAGATGTTAGGTAAGTAACACTTATCCTATGGCAAGAACCAAGAAGGTCATAGACCTTGATGCGTATTCAGCTTTAGACCAATACTGTATTGCTTTGCACGTTTATTACACAAGCCTTCGCAAAGCCGGATTCTCTACAGACATGGCATTTTGGTTGCTTTTAGTTCGTGAGTCTTATCCTGATTGGATTTTGCCAGTTAAGCCACTCGAAAAGATAGGCGACAACGACTATGACGAGGACGACGATTAAGAAAATCGTAATACTTTCGGACTTACAAGTCCCATTCGAGGATGAGCACGTCACTCGAAACATTGCAAAGTTTCTGACAACCTTCAAGCCTGACCAGACCGTCACCATAGGCGATGAGATTGACTTCCAAACAATAAGCAAGTGGTCTGAAGGTACGCCTCAAGCGTATGAGCAGACTCTAGGCGATGACCGAGACCGATGCGTTCAGCTCCTATGGGAACTAGGCGTTACCGATTGCATCCGATCTAATCACACAGACCGGCTCTACAACATCATCATGAAAAAGATTCCCTCATTCTTGTCATTGCCAGAGTTACGCTTTGAGAAGTTCATGAAGTTCGATGAGCTTGGAATTACCTTCCATAAGAACCCAATGGCTATTGCTCCCAACTGGATTGCAGTCCACGGCGACCATACTCCCATTAAACAACTAGGTGGGCTCTCAGCCCTTGAGGCAGCCCGTAGGCATGGCAAGAACGTCATTTCAGGACATACTCACAGAGCAGGGCGTAGTGCCTTCACAGAAGCCTCTGGAGGCCGTTTAGGGCGTGTTTTACACGGTGTTGAGGTAGGTAATCTCATGGACTTTAGACAAGCCTCATACACCCGTGGGACGGCTAATTGGCAGCAAGCCTTTGCAATCATGTATGTCAAGGGAATTAACGTCCAAGTGGACATAATTAACATCGAGAAGAATGGCACGTTTATTGTGCAGGGTAAGGTCTATGGAAGGGTTCGCTAGACCTGACCTCGGTGACGAGACTGTGGATGAAATCGTTATCGTTTCGTTATCTAAACATGGAGGCTGTCGCCATCGCCTAATGTAGAGTTTGTTTTACATCTACAGAAAGGGCTTAGAATGAACGAAATTGTACTTATATTCCTAGCAGCAGTTACATGCTATGGAGTCGGATATTATGCAGGAAACTCAGACGGCAAGGTTGAAGGTAGGATGGCAGTACGCCGCCATTACGAAGATCGTGAACGTCAACTCAAGGCTAATCGATGAATGCCCGTGACTACCTCAACGAAGCGCGAGCTACTATCCAAGAACGAGGACTTGATTACGGTCACCCTTCAGACAATATGCAAAGGACAGCCGCACTCTGGGCTTCATACCTCGAAATGCCAATTACAGATTATCAGGTGGCAATGTGTATGGCATTGGTCAAAGTCGCACGATCAATGGAAACTGCTAAGACAGACACTTACATCGACCTCGCAGCGTACGTTGCCATAGCCGGTCAATTACATACCGAGGAGAATGAACTCTATGTTTAACCTAGATGATTACGAGACAGTTGAAGAAAGACTTATTAAGTTTTGGAAGGATTACGAAGATGGACAAATACATACACAGATGCTCGAAGCAAGCCCAAGCAGATTTATTGTGCTGGCATCTATCTTTCGAACTGAAGCTGATGCGCGTCCTTGGACTACAGGACTCGCCGAGGAAACTGTACAAGGTCGAGGAGTTAATGCGACCTCTGCGCTGGAGAATTGTGAAACATCTGCAATTGGGCGCGCTCTTGCTAATGCTGGATACGCCACAAAAGGTAAAAGGGCTTCTAGGGAAGAAATGAGTAAAGTTGCTTCCAAGGCTCAGGTAAGTCAGACAATCCAAGAAACCAAAGCAAAGATGGCAGATACATCAAAGCAATACATTCCAGTAGAAAAGGCTAGTGATCCATGGACGATTTCAAATGCTGCACCGGTGACAACAATGGAGCAAGCTGTAGAGACGGTCAAGGATGCCCTTGGTGGCATAGCGACGGACGAGAGTTGCGTCCATGGTGCTCGTGTATGGAAAACAGGAACGACTAAGGCTGGAAATCGTCAATGGGGGCATTGGAAGTGCATGGCTCATATTTTAGGAGAAGCAGAACGTTGCGACCCTATCTGGTACGAAATTGATAAAGAGACCGGACAATGGAAGCCACAGGTTAAACGCTGATGGGATACATACAATTCTTAAACCAAGATGGCGACTGGGAAGAATTCCCTAACGAAGAACAGAGAGCCAATTTACGAGCCAATGCAGAACTGCTTGAAGAATTGGGATACAAGCTCATCTGCCAGTTATGTAATAAGTTTCCTACTAGATCACAGATACGCGATAGATACCTGAAGCATGAGTGGGTATGCGCTGACTGTGGAACTGTTAACTCTGCTGGACGTGCATGACGCGACACAGAAAAGACCGAGGATTGCGAACCGAGCGAGTGGTGGCAGCCTACCTATCGCAATGGTGGAGAAGCGCAGTCGTTGGTCGGGGTGCAGGGAAGGACGTGTTGAATGTCCCGTTCGACATAGAAGTAAAGGCACGTTCTTCCTTCCAGCCTTTAGCGTTTATCAAACAATCAGAGTCCAGAGCTAAGGGTCAAGAGAAAAGCATTGTTGTATGCAGAATGAATGGGCAAGGAGAAACGCCTGAAAACTACTTAGCATTCATGAGATTCTCTGAGCTTGTTGACTTATTACTGATGGCTGGTTACGGCGATATTCAGCAGGACTCGGTACAATTAGAGCCTGAAAGATGCACACAATGTGGATCGTGGAAATTGGTCGGCGTAGATTGCCGTACCTGCAAGGAGAGCAATGGCTGACGATTGGTACACGCCTAAATGGATATTTGACACCCTCGCGGTGGATTTTGATTTAGATGTTTGTTCGCCAGAGGGCGGTACGGGTTTAGTGCCAGCCAAAAAGTTTTACACGATTGAGGATGATGCCCTTGTTCAGCCTTGGGATGGATTTGTGTGGATGAATCCACCCTACAGTAATCCAACACCGTTTATGAATAAGTTTATTGAACATGGAAATGGAATTTCATTAGTTCCAGTATCTAAAGCTAAATGGTTTGGTCGTGTTTGGGAGGATGCAGACAGTTTGTGTATTGTGCCGCCTAACCTTAAGTTTGAACGACCAAATGGAAAATCAGGTCAGATTATGTTTCAGTGCATATTGGTTGGAATGGGCGATATGGCTCGATCAACCTTAACAAAATCAAAAATTGGTAAAATTAGATAATGCCTATTTATGAGTTCGAGTGTGATAACGAGTTATGCGAGGCGAATGCCAGATATGACAAGGAGTTGAGTATCAATGAACCACATGATGTTGATTGCCCGTTCTGCGGGTCTAGTATGCGCAAGATTTATAGTTCTGTTCCGGCACATTTCAAAGGTACTGGGTTCTATACTACAGATTCTAGGTAAGTTGACACGCCCATTGACCTGCGGTTTTGTCGATGTGCTTTGTCATTATGGTACTCTAACGGCTAGAGCCCTTAAAGGGGCTCACACAGCGCCGCTTACGCGTAGAGCGCAGTGGGTAGCCTTCGTTATTGGGATATCTCTATCTGTACCTTTGCAGGTAGCAGACGGAGGCTCACAAAGACCTATTCAAAGCATTAGACAATTAGCTGATAAACAACTTACTGAAGTACAAGAGTTGTGTCATAACGCTATTGTGTATAGAGAATCTAGGTTTGATAGACATGCAGTTAATGGATCACACCATGGTTACTATCAAGGAAGAAGTAAGTATTTAAAGGGTAAGCCAGATGATGTGCAGTTCTATTGGATGTGGCACTATGTAGCCAATCGTTATGGAGTAACACGCTATGATGAGCCTGATTACTGCAAGGCACTACATCATCTAAGAGTTAAAGGTTGGCAATGAGTAGCAAGCGCAATGACCCTAGACTATCGAGGAAGTACAAAGAAGTTCGATTGCGTAAGCTCGCAGAAGATGGATGGACTTGCTTCTACTGTGGATACGAGGGCAAGGACATGACTATAGATCACATAATTCCAGTGAGTAAAGCACCTGAGTTAGCCATTGATATTTCGAACATGGTTTCGTGCTGTAAAATTTGCAACAGCAAAAAGGGCAGTCGCTCACAGGGCGTTTTTTTAGAGCGCATGCGTAC